AATCTGGATCGTTGAGCCGTTAATCAGCTCAATCCGCATGTCGGTTTGGTTTGGTGGTTTAGCCAATAACTCTTTTGGAATGTGATCAATCACGCGCATGCCGTTGGTCACGTCCACGTTCATCCACAAAGCTTTCCTGCCTAGCGCCGCGGTCGGCATGTAATACGCGTAATTTGCGCGCGTCTCAATTGCCTTAGAGATGAGCTTGTTAAAGCACAGCTTGTCTTTACCAGCGCGGCGATGAAAGACCATCAAACACCGCTTGTGTGAGTCCATCGCTCGCCACATTGGGAGCTGGTAATCACGCGGCATAAAGCGAAATGGCAGTTCAATCGTCACTAGCTCGCGCCTCCTGCTTTCTGTGCTTATGCATTCGGTTTCCCAAGCAAAAAGAACATCTACCGTGACTGCGGCAGGAACGGTCAAACCTTCTGCTTTTACGGTAAGGTTGCTTTTTGGTTCGGCTCATAGCTTGCGAATCACGATCTCGGTTACTCCTGAATGCTCAACCTTCTCAGGCGCGTAATGACCGGCACCTTTGCCAATTTCGCGAAGTGCTCCAGTGGCGGCTGAAAAGTCTTCAGACTCCTCTGCACTTGCGGCAATTCTAGCCAGTCGTTCAAGCCACGCCTCCTTGGATAAATCAAACTTTCGATCGGCTTTTGCGGCCACTTTTGCTCTCAATTCTTCAATCCTTGCCTTTACCTTGCTGTCATTGGCAAGCTTAGAAGCTCGCGGATCAATCGACAATGGCGAACCGTCTGGATCTGTTGCAACGTGCGCGCGGTAAGCTTGAGCCGCTGGCGTATTTAGCGCCACAGCCTGTGCAAATTGTTCATATTTAGGATTTTTCAGCGCAGGCATAATTTCGGCAATGGCATCCAATATTTTAGTTCGTCCATCGTAGCTTGTTCATTTTCAAACCAATAGTCGATTTTTTCATCTACCATTGACTGAGCGTTCAGAAATACGGTCACCCATTTCTCGTCATAACTGTTCCAAATTGCAACGAAAGGCCAAGGCCAACCGAAATCACCGAGGATCACGGTGCCATCTTTGGGAGCGGTTTCAGGTAATCTCCATGTCATACGGGTAATTTAGGTCTGTTATCAATTATCATTTTACAATTTTGAGCATCTAACACAATAGCGCAACCTGCTGCCACATGTCCTAAATGATGTGCTCCGCTTTCTGGGTCAATGTTTTCACCGTCAATTAGGCAATCAATGTGACGTTTCATTGCTGCTAAATAGGTCATTATCTCCACTTTATTTTCACGCCAATTCCAAGGGCCATATTTAGCAGCTCCTAATGATAAAGCTTTTGCCACCTCTCGATTAAAAACTGGAGGCAATAATTGAAGTTGTGGCTTTAAAGCGCCTGCTGTGCCTTTGGGATCCATAAAATTTATGCGGGTATCTCTTTAAAGGTAAATGTAGGACCAGAAAAAGCAAGCGGCAGAGTCCAGTGCCGTGATCCACCTCGGTTTTTGTCACAAAATAGGTTACGCAGCGTGTCGTCAGTGCCGTCACCATTTTTGTTTTCCACCTTGGAAATCATGAACACGCCATCAGCATCTTGGCCAATTGCCCGTGACTCGCGAAGTTTGCCGGCATCGTTCAGCTGGGATGCTGTGAGAATATGCGTGCCGGTGCGCTTCGCTACCTGCTTCATCCTGCGTGAGATGCGTGCGATGATCTCCTCGCGGGTTGCTCCCTTTCGACCCTCGTCCTCCATGAGTTGCAGGTAATCCACCACAGCAACGTCATATCCGCCATGCTCAATGTCTGAGAGAATGTCTGATGCCGTCGCGTTGTCGGTGTTGACCAAATCGCAGCCCAGCTCCGAAAGCTGCCGAATCGACCTCAAAAGCATCTCCTGCTGTGCTCGGCTCATAAAGCCACTGTAAAGCGCTCCGTTGTCCACTCCGCTGTCTTCACATAGAAGACGCATCATCTGCTCCGTATTGGGCATTTCTAGCGAATACCAAGCCACTCTAGCTCCGGCGACCAATGCATTTCTCGCGCAGTTTTGCATGATCGCGCTTTTTCCATCGGATGGAAGTCCAGCGAACACTGTCACCCTGCCCTTCTGCAATCCTCCGCATTTGGCATCGATCATCGGGAAGCCCGTTGTCCAACCAGGTATTGCTCCACCTCGTTTCATCCGTTCCTCAATCTCGTCCATCGTCTGTGCGATAGCGTCTTTAATCGTGATTCGTGCCAGTTTACGCACCACGGTATTCTCGACTGCATCCATTGCCTCTTGCGCTTTGGCGATGGCATTGGCAATTGGCAGGCTTTCATCTGCAAATGCTTCCAAAGCTTTTTGGTGCGCTTCGATGTTTCGACGTGCGAGGTATTTATCCTCAACAATGCTTTTGTATTGATGGTAATTGCTGGAGTGCGGGACAAAGCAATAAAGCTCAGAGATGTATGCGGCTCCACCAACTAACTCTAGCTCGCCTTTGTTGCGGAAATGCTGGGTGAGCAGTGGTGCATCAATCGGCGATCCTGTATCGTAAAGCGTTACAAGTCCGGTAAAGATCCGCTTGTGAGCATCGGAATGAAATGCGGAGACGTTGAGAGTATTCCGAGCATCTCCAATGCGGTTGACAGGGTCTTGCAGGAAACAGCTTAAAAGCGAGCTTTCGGCTTCGTTGGAAAAAGGTAAGGTCATAAGCAAGATACCCACCTCCCGTTTACTGGGCCTAATTGTATTCCGCCTGTAACGCTGGGCATTGGTTTTTTAGCAACTAACTTTTCGTCTTCATATCTTTTTGCGTTCAGGTAGCTTGCTGGATATGGGATGTATTTTCCGCCGTCTTTTGTCCAATTGTCTGACTTAGTCTGCCAGCTCAATGATGTTAAGACTAATTGAAGGTCTGGCCTGATTTTATTCCATGCTCGTTCTGCGTCTGCTTTGGCTATCTTCTTTGGATATGCAGACCAAAACTGTTCAAAGCCTTCTGTTGTGGGTTTTTCTTTCCTTTCCTTGTTCCCTTCCTTTCCCTTCCCTTCCGCTTTACAGGCGTGGTCGTCGCGTGGGTCACGCGTGCCTGACGCGTCAATGCCTTCATTTTGTATGCATTCTGACGGATTAGGTAAATCTGACAATCTCTCGCGATTATTAATGACTTGGTGCTTCAAGAAGGAAGGAATGAAACCAAAATCACCCGTGGTTGACGCGTAGCTCACAATAAAACCACGCGTGGTTAACGCGTCGAGCACGCGTGAAAAGTCAATTCCGTCATATGGAAGTATCTGGATTCCAAGTCGCCTCGGTTCCCATTTAAAACGACCTTCACGGTCTGCCGCGCACCATAGGCCAGCAAAGGCTACGCGCAGTGGCAGTTTAGTTTCTTTTTCAGCAATGAAGAGATTTTCGTGAAGGAAAAACTCAGGTTTAATAGTTCGGATTCTCATATATACAAAAAACCCTCAACACTGCCGCCAAGTTGGAACGTGCCCAATGAAAAAGCACCTTGGCGACAGGATTGAAGGATTATTGTGTTGATGATCATTGTTGTGATACCGCAGGGGTTCAAACCTGTTCTCGGCGATGGGACTATGCTCTGTTGTTCCCAAGAGTCACCCTGGTGATCCCTTAACCATCCCCAAGCCAAGTCGTGCGCTGAGTAATGCTTGTGCAGTGCATCCACAAGAAACTCAGTAGTGCAATAGGCTTCCATCATTTCCCTAGCATCCTCTTCAGTCTCGTAGCTTTCTGCCAGTTTACGAATCCTCATCAGGTCATGAGGATACGGGTTGTTCAGCAGGTTTTCGATGATGTCATTAGCGGTCATATCTATGTCAGATGTGGTTTAATCTTTTGTAGTGCTTTCTCAGCCGTGCCTACTGCGTGCCAGCAGGCGGCAGTCATAGACTCTAGCCGTTCGTCCTGGTCCCAATAGTTTATGATCATCTCAAGAGGATCTGCTAGGTCGTTAAGCAGGTCTTGAAAGACTGCTAATTTCTGGCGTGCTTCGTCTCGCTCAATTCTAATCTGCTCCGCTTCATCAAACAAATCATCAAACTCAATGTATTTTTGATGCAACTCTTTGTTTGCTTCGTCTCGCTCGCGCTCTAGCTTTTCGCACACATCGGCTTTAACAACCTGAAATGGCAGTTCACGAACATAAAATGGTTCAGTTA